AAGACTAAGCGTGGACTATACCTATATTTATGTAGGCAAAGTCTATGTTATCCAGCGAAATTCGGTGCCACACCATACTGAACCTTGTCCTGAACGTGATAAACATAAGCAAACGTGATGTCGAATGTGGCTGTTTCGTTCGCCGTGTAGTCCAAGGTTACCTGTGCAATATTCTTTGGCCAAGCACCGACCAATTTATACTTCGTAAGAGGCTTTCCATCCAAACCCAAGAGTTCCAGCTGCTGGTCAGCCAAAACAGTCGCAGGAAGATTGTAAATGTTTGTCGTTGGGTCGTGAATGAGTCTCTGCCATGTGTTGAAGATTTCCAAAATCTTCGCATCAAGGTCAACGTTGAAGGTGCATGTAAAATCATCATATGTATACTTGCCGGGAATCTTGTAGTCGAATCCCTGCCAGTTCAACATAATTTCTTCGACGTTGGTAGAAGGAAGAACGGTTGATCTTACAAGATATGTCATCTTTTCAACATCTGACCCTGCTGCCACACCTGCCGGAAAGCTCGGTTTATAGTAGAACAAATACTGTCTTGCTCCGCCCTGAAATTGTGCACGAAAGCTGTCGATATCAAATCTTGGCATGTTTATTCCTCCAAATTATGCTGCTGTCGCCCCAGCGATTTCTGTGAACGATGCACCTGTCTTCGTTGCGATGAAGTTCAGGACAATAAACTCAGCAGCTCTCGTTGGTTTGATATAAATGTCACACCAGAGTTCGTTCCTGTCAATTCTTTCCGGTGTATTGTTCGTTTCATCACAAACAATCATAAAGTCATAAATACCTCTTCTTGAACGAACATCTCTCAAGAATGGGTCAATCATGTTGACCAGAAGAAGTCTTGTGAGGTCGTCATTTGGTTCAAAGAGGAAATATTTCGCTGCGGTAGAGATTGCCTTCTCAAGAACGATAAACAGTCTTCTGACGTTGACACGGTTGAACGCCGATTCCTTGTCCAGAAGTGTTTTCTGACCCCAAACGACCTTTCCCTGTCCGGCAAAGGATACGATTGGGTTGATACCGTTCTTGTAGAGAATGTTTCTCTGCCCAAGTGTCGGATTCCAAGCAAGTCTGCGAATATTCGTGAGAAGTGCTCGGTTCAGACCAGCGGGCGCCCACCAAGGGTCACTCACATCATCAGTATTGGCATAGATTCCAGCAACGAAACCAGAAGCAGGAACCCATCTATACTTTCCGTTCCACTTGTCATAGACCTCAAGCCAGTTACCATAGAAGGATGCGTAGCTCGTATTCTCATTGAATGTCTCACGCCTCCAGACTCTCAACGCCTCTGTCGGATCTGCGTTGTTGATAACGTCTGTAGAGATACAGTCCAGAACTGCCATAGCGTCCTTTCTTGTCTCACAAAGTTCAATGAGAGCACTCTTTACAGTCATAGACTTGTCGCTGTCAATGACGATGTTTATGTCAATGTCCTCTGGATTGGCGTAGAGGTTATACCCAGCGATGACCGCTGTGTCTTCCTCGCCAGACCCGAATGTTCCATCATCTCCACCACCAAGTTCAACATACGCTGTGGTTGTAGTGAGAACAGGCTGATCCTTTGCATCTTCGTGTAGGCAGATACGGATGTAGTTGGATGGGCCGTTAATGTTCATCTCGGCGAATTTCTTCTTGCCTTGGTCGTCAACCTTGTTCTGGTCTGTAGAAACGTTGAAATACTCAACTACATTCCAACTGGTGCTACCCTGTGCTTTGGCGGAAACAACAACCAGAAAATCATATGCATCAGAGAGAGCGCTGTCAATCGACTTTACGTCATTGAACATTGTCTCATCTGTAAATCCCACGGTCTGTGCCTGTGCCCAAGTATGTGTATTGATGTAATCATACCACGTCTTGTTTACGAGAGCAATTCGGATATTGTTTCCCCATGCTCCTACGGACGCTGCGATGAAATCTGCGAAGTCACCCTGTGGTGTTTCCTCTGCGAAATCATCGGGGTCACCGGAAGCAAAGTCGCTAAGTGACCAGACAGGATTGCAGTCTTCCCATCCTGCACTTCCTGATACAGCGGGTGCCGAGGTTCCGGCAAACTTTGCATCGGCAGGCATTACCCTTGTGCAATACAACATATTGCCATATTTCAAGAAACCTGTGGCTGAAAGGATGTCCTTGTAACAGGCCGCAACATTCGTTGGTTTTCCGAAAGTGTTTATCAGTTCATTTGTGGAAGTGATAAGGGTCTTCTTGTTCTGTGGGCCCTTATATGTATTTCGCAGAACGATAACACCAATGGACGTAGCGACAGCCGGTATCGTGGTTGTCAAGTCAATTTCATTGACATCTACCAGAGGTGACAGATAAAAAGCCATTTGTGTTTCCTCCAAACTGTTATTCTATATCTTATTTATATAGACTTCAGTTATATTTATAAATTTTCTTCAAAAACCTATACTATTTCATACCTGTCATACAGGAATGTGGCGGAGCTTTCCAGAGTATTCTCCCCTTCTCTCATAGACAGGGTGATTTCTCCGACCTGTTGAATCCACACATTTCGGAACATAACCCTCAAAATCTCCTTGTTGAAATTATCGGATATTTTCAGGGCCGCATCAATCACCATTTCCTTCGGAATTTCTCCAAACTTGTCCTTATTATTATTTATGAACATCATCCATCGAACCAGCGTCGTCCAGTTACTTAATTCAGAGTCCACGACAAAATTGATGGATAATGGGTCAAAATTCAGTTTTCCAGACTGTATCTTGATTTTTCCACCCTGCCAACTGACTTCTAGGTCCTCCAGAGTCAAGGAAGGAACAATCGTTCCATAGATATTCAAGGTCAATTCACGGGACTTCTCAAGACCTAATTCAGATGGAAGAACCGGAAAAACCAACTGAAAGTTAGAAGGAACCGATTTATTTAAGGCGGTTGATAGAGCCATATTTACCACTTCCTCTTGTTTTGTTGAACCATCCTGTCACCGGCAGAGTTTCCGTAGAACCATCCCATTGTTCATACTGATACATAATCCATGCATCGCCGTCCACCTCTTTCATATCCATAGCCTCCAATATCTTGAAAGCACCAAGACCTTCTGCAGAACCTGTAGCACCAGACGAGGCAGACGACAGAGTGCTGTCACCCTCTCGAATAAAGGTTTCTCCGACAGTAGGTTTATCTGTCGTGACAGGCTTGAACAGCCACGCTTGGACGGTGAAAGTCAACGTCCACTTGAGAACTCTCCAATCCTCTTCCGCCATATCATCAGCGATATCAGGGTTTGCAGAATTGAATACGACCTTGACCTCGACGTGAGCGTCGATTTCTGGAATATACACCCTCATCATAACGTGTGGCGCAAAGAACGGTAGAATCTGCTCAAGTATCTGATCAATGTCCACCATATGTAACGACCAGATATTCAGGTTGAATGTGAGATTGTAGGGAACGGGGTTCTGAACCGTCGTGGCCTTCCCTGTCTCTGGATTGACAGAAACCACGATATCCTGTGTCTTGTTGACCAATCTTTCAGGAGCAAAATCAATTCCCATCAGGTTGACCATCAGGATGGGAAGTTTCTCTTCCGTGCTGTATTCCTTCAACCAGTAGTAGGCTTTCTCCTTCGGGCCATACTTGAGTGGAACCAATGTTCGGGTCGTGACAGCTCCCGTGTCTGGATCATAGTGAGCCACCCATATGTCATTGAACATATCAAGGAACTGTATGATGGTTTTTCTTAAAATTTGATAGTAGTAAAATCCTTTCATTTATTTCCAATTTTTCTCAAGAGTAAAGTTAGACCTTGAGAACTCAAGACGGTCAACCAGTTTCAATACATTACCACTACTGTCGATTGCACAGAAGCCCTCTGGATTAGTGACTTTATATTCATCACCGGAACGGATGAAGGTTCCGACACTTTTGATTTGAGACAATTTTTCCACGAACATTGTCTTCATACGGACAAACACACGGTAAATCCAGAAAAAGAACATAATGTCTCTCTGATACTTGGTGAGAAACATTTGAAGAGACTCCATCTCTCTTGCCTTTTTCTCCTGTGTCTCACTTCTCTTCACTTTCAAAATGTCAGCAGAATATACGTCTTGTAGGTAATTTTTGAAATCTTCAAGATACTTTGAAGGAACCTCAATAGGTCTACCTTCTCTGACATTCTTATTGACAAAGGTTCTAAAGTAGTTATAAATGCCAATGTCCTTCATCTTCTCAAAAAGTTCGTCATTGACATATTTCACTCTCTTTTCTATGTCCTCAATCCACTTACTAATCATTGAAACTTCTGACATACTGAAGTTGACAATTCCAGACTCGTCTTCTATGAAAGCGTCCTGTATCCAGACATCTGGATTGTTTTTATACCTGTCAATATTGACATTGAAGTTCGCAGAGAGTGAATCCAAGGATTGTCCCTTATATTCCGTATGAACCACGATGCCCATCTTTGCCTTTCTTATGGCAGAAGCAAGGTCGGAATCATCATTCGGAATAGCATAGGTAATCGTGTTTGGAGTAAATGTAATATAAGACACGCCATTTATACTTTCTGTCTTCTTATCGTTAGTAAAAAGCAAGTCTCCTTGATAAATGGTATCGACATTGAGGTCTTTCAGAAGAGGAAAGACATATCGAAGTTTCTCCACTACACCACCACTAAAATTTTTATCTATCTCATCCAGAGATGTGGCAATCTTCGGTGTTTTGTTGAAGATGGATTTTGTCGAGACAAAGAATTTTCCCGTTTCTGGAAGTCTACCAAAAAATATCGCGGGGGCGCCGTCCCACTTGACAGAGAGCTTTACACTCCCTTTAGAATTGCCCGATAAAGTGGACAGAATTGACTTGGCAACGTCCAAATTTTGTTTTATACCCTCAACCCCACGGTTAAACATATTGTCCTCAAAATGCTCTATATGTTTATTCACTTCTTCATTGAGAATATCCAGAAAGTCATAGGTAAACCCTTCTTTTATCTCGTTACCTCTCTTTGCCATCAATTCTCGAAATGTATTGAACCACTTCTCGTTGTCAAGACCTTTTGCGACCATTCTTCGATATGAAGAAAAATCCTTATCTGCCAATGACTGTCGAACCTTGGACGCAGAGACATCTTCATCGGTTCTCTTGATTTCATCGAATATTACCGGATAGGAAACACCCTTGAATTGTCTTCTGTATCCGTCTATGCGGTCAGAACCGGCAATAACGACTACGCCGTTACTGGTATCTATTTTCTCCTTCTCGATGATGTCTGGAATATATCCTATTCTCGACAAAATGGGCTCTGCCTTTGGATTGGTGATTTTCAATATCTCCTTTCTCTGAGCGAAGGTGAGAAAATTTTTACTCAACTGGGAAGATTTTTCTCCTTCAACGATAAAGATATAGACAGTAGAGTATTTCCTAACGGCATCCTCTATAATTTTTTGATGGGCTATCGTTGGTGGAGACATTCGACCAATGAAGATGGCTATGGGCTTCTCTCCTGCTTCTGTTAGATACTTATTTAGTCTCATTATCTTAACTTATGATAAATACTTTCATCTGAAATTTCTGGATCGTATAATTCATTTCCTCTAAAATCAATATAATATTTTAATGTTCCTTTTGAAAAATCATAAGGTACACCTTTAATAGTAACCCAATGATGTGTTATTTTTTCACCATCATCTGTTTCTATTCGACCAAAAACTCTTTTTACTCCTCTGTTCTTGAACACTCTTTCTATCTCTACAGCAATATATTGACAATCTCCTACTTCCTGATTATCAACTACTTCTTTCCAACTATCATATCCACCATCCCAAATTAGATAGTTTTTTATATCCTCAATAATATTTCTATCTGATTCTGTTATATAAAATTTCAGTCTCATCACGCCTCGGAAATTTCTCTGAACATTCCTCTCAAATACTTGAGATGTTCGTGTGCTTCATCAGAGGCAATTTTCATTCTGCGGACATCTTCCTTTCCTCCACCATTTCTTTCATACTCAAGAATTTCATCGTCGATTTCAACCATTGTTTCCTGCATAAAATCATTGATTTTCTTGGAGAGAAGAAGAAGATTTTTCTTTGCTGTCACTTCTGTCAAGTGTTTACGAAGACTCATTTATACCCTCCTAACTTGTCTCTTCATAATTCGGACATATTCCAAACGGAGAAACCCAAATTCCTGCGCCGGGAGGCAAGTTCTTTCCAAATAAACTGCTGACCTTCTTTCCACGAACCTCAACCTCTGTTTCAGCAAATATCTTGGAAAGATTTTCTTGGTTTTTACAAAGCTCCTGTAACCAGAAAGCACAGGTTCCACAGCACTTTGCGTTTGTTTCCCGATAACCAATAACTTTCAGGTCGAGTTTATTATACTGTTTGTGTAACTGCATCGCATCTTCTGATAGATACTTTCTAAAGCTTTTCATATTTCTTCCTCAACTCCCTCAATGCCACGATAATGGAAGACATCTTGATGTCAACGATATCAAAGTCATTGAACAACCTGTTAATCTCATTTGGATTGTCACTTCTCGCAACAAGTGAAATCAGGTCTTTCTGAATGTCACTTATCGTTTCCTTGAACCTTTTCAGGTCACTTTCATAGTTCATAAAACGGATAGGAACACTGCCCTCATTGAGATAGTTCTTGAATTTCTTGTCCATAATCCTACCTAATATCCATAAATTTTTGTATCCACATCCTCATAGTCATCAATGGCAGAGGACGCTTCTTCAATCCAAGTGTTATCGCCATACGCAGAAATCGGATGACTTGAGAATGAGAGGTCTTCTGCACTCTTGCTCTGTTCCGAATACCTGTATGGCCTCAATACGAGAACCCAAATCATCTTCTTCAACTGGAAAGCCTTATCGTCGTCATCGACGTGTGCAACCTCAAATGAACGGTCAACTTTTCCATACCATTTGATGTGAACAACATCGCCGATATTCGGCGGTTGTGTAGAATTGATATCTCTGGCAAATGTCGCCCGTGGTATGTGGGCGGTAATAATATCCCCCGCATACATACCAAATGAAGACCAGAGGTTCGGCTCGTCAGCAACTTCATAGATGATTTTTGTCTTCTTCGGAGACGAATATCGGGTTTTCGTGTGTTCTCCATAAAGAACATCGTGAGTCAGGGACGTATCCCTCTGGGCATAGTAAACCTCAATGCCAGATATATCCGTAAACTCCATAATCAGGCTTTCAAAGAGCTGATGTTCTGGATTATCTTCTATATCATATAGTGACCAAGTTGGCTTGGCTATGCCCCATTTCGGTCTTCTCATCTTCCCTTATCCAATTGAGATGTCATACCCTTCCCAAGCCTCTTCCAGCTTGAGGGTTTCCTCAAGTTTTTCCATTTCTGCGTCTGCCTGCGATATGAGACTATCGCCGTCCAACGCAATTCCCGTCTGGCCTATACTGGTGAAGTTTGCAAACTTGGAGCGGATAAGACCTAGCGTTTTCTTGGCATATGCGGTCGCGTAGAAGATAACCCAATAATTATCGTAGATGTCTTCATCCAGACCTTCTATCAACAGTCCTCTCACAAGAATGTAACCGGGAGTGACAAAAGCACCGGAGTTTGTATACACGGTTGCTCCAGAAGTAGGCGTCGGTATGATTTCCAACTGGTTTGTATACCTATGATACTTGAAGGTATACGCATCGACAATATACCTTTTTACAGTATCCAAGAAATCCCTTGCA